GAGTGTGCTCACGTCTTTACTCCCGGGGCAAAGTCTGTTCAAGCTATGGCTAACAGAAATGGCTGGAAGTTGCAGTCTATTCCTAGTGACAGTACTGTAGTCTATGATTATTGGTGGGTAGAGCAGTCTGCTGCAGTTGTTACTGTTCACGACTCTATTGTAATTGGGAATCAGCAAGTAAAGACCGACACCGTAGAGAAGAGATTCAAGAGAATCCCAATCTTCATAGCTCCGTGTGGAGGATTGCCTGACACAGGAGAGATGACAGGAGAAAGTTATAAAGCTGAACTTGGGCAGAGTTTCATAGCTACCAACGAGAACATACTGAAGACATTTAACAAGTGGTGGACATTTATGATGCAGTTGCTGAGAGATACTGCTCAAGCCAGGACTTATGAGAAATCAACAAGTGCTACACAGATTGTCAAGCCAGAAACTTGGTACAGACGTGGTGCTCATTACAAACTTGGCCCGCAGGATGAAGTCGGATTTATTACGCCTCCTCCAGTCCCGGTTGAGTTCAGAGGTATCCAGCTTGACCTAGAAGCCATGAGAGACAGAGGCGGCCCAAGCAGTTCAATGTTTGGAAGTGTTACAAACAGGATGACTGCTTATGCCATGAGTCAAGTTGCCGCCACTACTAACCAGCTAGCCAAAGATTTTCATCTTGGTATTATTGACTGCTTCTCTGATATTGACAACTTCTTCTATGGCTTGATAAAGGAGAACAACTACAAACCTTATGGATTGGATTTGCCCAAAGACCTTCCAGAGACAGCCAAGTTGACAGCAGAGTATGAGCTTAGAATTCCTGGCGACCTTGTCCAGCGAGCAACAACTGCTCGTATGCTTAGCCCTGAATTTGAACTGAGTGACGAGCGTATCATGGAGGAGTTGTTCCCTGAGATAAAGAACCCTACAGAAGAGCTAGCAAGAGTAAGAGCCAGCAAAGCTCGCAAGCATCCTGTCTATGCTATGATTAGTCTTGCAGTGGCTCTTAAGCAAGAGGCAACAATACTCAGAGACGTTGCAAAGGATACTGAAGGCGCAGAACTATTTGAGAAAGCTGCAGCTAGAGTAGAGCAAGAGATTGTAGGTCAACCTCAAGAGCAGTCAGAACAGGCACGGACTCCTGGGGTTAGACCAGAGACGCTGCCGCCTACAGAAGCACGACAGCCTCGTAGAGGTGTAAGATAATGCCAGAGCCTACAGAGAATCTAACAGAGATAAAGAGTTTCCCAGAGCCTTTCCCTGGCTTTGGAGAGCTCGTTAGAGCCGGGACTCGTGATATTCGTGCAGCGAACAAGAGACTGATGGAGACTGATGCAGCTCTTGTCGCTCACACAAAAGGTAAGTGGGCATTAGGGCAACGGATGCCCTTGCACCGTGTAGGTGGAAAAGTTTGGAAAGACTGGGTAGCTAGAGGTAGACCAAGAGATGAGGCGGAAGAGCTTTTCAAACTCGTTTCCAAAGAGGAAGCTTGGCAAACTGAGCAAGAAGCGCTACTTGCTGAGCGTCGGGACGCTGTTAGACAGCTGGGTAGAGCTTCGTGGTTTGATGACTTCTACACTACTGTTCAGAATCTCCTAGAGGCAGGAGCGATTGATAGTCTTGAAGATTATCTTGGGGTGATGAAGTCAGACCCTACAGGTATTCTATCTAGTGAGGATATGGATGCCGCTAGAAATGTCTTATCACAGATAAAGAGCGCTCGTAAAATTACCCTGAGAGAAGATGCGCCTGAGTGGCTGAAGATTACACCAGAACAAGAGGAAGCTGTTAGGGAGGCTTTTGCTCTTGAGCCGGCGCCCCCAGTGACGATTCACAGGATTTCTACTGAAGAGATACTCAAGTCACTCACTATGAAACCAGTAATGAAGATGCCAGAGGAGATGACTCCAGAGCAACTGCTTCAGCTTGCTTCTATTATGGACATTCCTGAAGAGGAATTGATGAGGGCTGTTGACTACACAGAACTTCTTGAACCCTATTCTAGAGCTATCTCAGAGCGAGAGGAACGTATTAAGACCATTCTAGCCGGTGAAGAAGAATGGAAGATGCCTGAGATGGGATTCTGGCAAAGTGCATTATTTACATTACTTTCTCCAATGCAGACTGCTGCCGATATAATCAAACCCTATATTGAGCACGTAAGTTATCCACTAGCTGGCTTTGCCGCGTATAACGTGTCCAGATTTCTTAGCGGCACTCAAGACATTGAAGACCAGTATGCTCAGATGAAAGCACTTGGTTATAACTGGTGGGACGCTATGTCAGAGGCGTATCAGGAGTGGACACTCCCCTGGTATTTGAAGCTCCCTCTTGAGATTGCTGCTGACCCCCTTACCTACCTTCCTGGTCTTCTTCTTAGTGCTCCCGCCAAGATACTTACTAAGATTCCTATTTCCGCATCGAGAGCACTTGGCGGTGGAATGGTAGCTCTCAATAAGGGATTATGGTATGCTCTAGATGTGCCTTTTGACGCCTTCAAAACTTTCTGGCAGACACTACCGAAAACATTTAATCAGGCTTTGAAGTTTGAGCTGAATAGTTTTAGGGATTTACTTATTGCAGCAGCTACTAAGCAATCTGGTCGTGTTGTCAGTAAGCTTACTCCGGATGACCTTGCCAAGACATTAGAGAAGGCTATGAAGAATTTTGCGGCTACTCCAATGAAACAAGGAGATGTCTTTGTTGACTTGGGAGTAGAACTTACTAAACACGCCCCTCTTGATGAGAAGACAATTCAGATTTGGAGCAGGTCACTTGGAGGAAAACTTGACGCTGTTACCCCAACAGTTCTCGAGTCGGTTGAAGATACTATCAGTGATGCTATCCTCCATCTTGGTAGTCCCGCCGAGAATGCTAAGAGATTAGCAATAGCCATGGGAGTAGAGGATACTCCAGCAACAATTGGTAAGATAATCAAGGACATAGGAGTACTGACTAACAAATATACTTCCAGAGTTCCTCGTGCTATAGAGATTGGTAAGAGCGCCAAGATAAATCCAACCTTGCAGATGACCGAGTATCTCGTGTCAGGACAAAAAGCCATTATCAAGGCTGTAGAGCAGTCAGCTTATGCGAAAGGAAAAGCTTTCTCAGGCATAATCCTAAGCCTGATGAACAAGGTTGATAAGCTTGAGCGTGGGGCATTTAGAATGACATTAGACAGATGGTTAGTCAGGCCAGCTGCCGAAGCCTATCTTGGCAGTATTGCTTACCCTATCTGGAATGTGCTTGAAGCTATTGTAGTTAGTGCACTGGAAGGAGTAGTTCCTAGGCAAGTTAAGATGGAAGCTTTTCAAAGAATGTTCATAGGTATCAGAGGTGTGGATAGCAGAGTAATGCAGTGGTCAGCTTCTGATGTAGCTGGTATGCTAGGTACAATGCCGGGAAGAGAAGGAGCAATCAGTCTATTGCCCGGGAGAGCGCCCGAAAAGATACTTGGTCTTAAGACTCCTAAATGGGTAGCTGGTAAGGATTGGTTTGAGTGGACAGGACGCAAGTGGATTGAACTTAGTGACATCTGGGGTACAGGGTTTAGAGCAAACTTCTTGATGAGGAAGATGGCAAACTATCTCGCGGAGTACTCTTATGAAGTTGCTGGACATGACCTTAATGTAGCTTTCAACAAACTAGTCAAGAGAGCATATCCCAGTAACGCTGTTGCAAAGAAATCACTAGGATTGACCGACCACGAACTGAAGCAAGAAATGTTTACTAGATTGACTACAGGGCTGAAGTCAGAAATTCTAGGGATGAAAGAGCTAGTATCAAACAATAGTCTGATGAGAGGGGAGGCGCTGAAAATAATTCGTCAGGCTACTGAGCTTTCTCCTCAAGCTAAGACACTGGGGGAACAGATGATAGCTAGAGGCAAAGCGCTTAGAACAGCTGATGACATCCAGAACTTTGTCAAGATGCTTGCTGACCAGTCTATTGCTGACCTCAGGGCTTGGCCAGGACAGGCTCCAGATGCCTTCCGCTTTATGGCAGACCAGATGGAGTCTACTGCCCAGAAGGAAATCAATACCGCTGATGACCTCATGCAGGTATTCCAGCATTATGAAGTTATGGCAGACACCGCCAGTCGTGTTCCTATGAAGATGTTATCCCAGGTAATGGAAGAGTCCGATGAGCTCAAGCGTCTTGGCAAGTTTAACAAGTTAGAAACTCTATGGAGAACAAGCAGAGCCGATGTTGAGCGTATAGCTGATAGCATAAATGAGAGCATAAGCAGAGCAAGGGCTGTCGTTCAGAGCAAATCCAGTCTTTTGACTGATAAGCAACAGTTAGCTCTCAATACCTTGCTGGATAGACAAACAGCCAGAGTAACTCTTCAAGAACAGTTTCTTCGTTTTGATGGCAGGTTACTGGATGACTTTTGGGCATTACCCAAAGCTATGAGGACTAGAGAGGAGCATACAGCCCTCCGTGCCTACAGGATGGAAAACATGCTCAAGTATAAGGGGGAGGATGCTGTGCTTGGTGCCGGAGACTTTCTGGAAAGAAAGAGCTACGCACAACTGTATCATAATCTTCCAAAGCCAAGATTGTTTCATATAGATGCTTCTGCAAGAGCTTTGTCTGCTGATGACTGTGCTAAGGCTATGGGTGCTAATGTAGATGCTCTCACTACAGGTTTGATGGAGAGCATGACTTTCCAAGACAAGGCTTACTTTGTCCAGACGATTAAGCAATCCGCTGATGCTCACCCTACTTATTTCAAAGGATTTACTGAGGAAAAGATTGGACAAGTCTATGATGACATAGTTAGAGGCGCCAGGATGAATCCTGAAATTGACATAGCGACTCAGAAGATTCTTCATCAGGTAGAGGGAATTAAGCAGAAGATGATTCTCCTTAAGATGAACAGGTCAGTATCGCCTTCAGAGGAGAAAGCCCTATACGCTTGGATAGATGATGTCGCAGCAGGGATGGACGATATAGTTGGAAAGAAAGGCATAGTCTCAAAAGAGTCTTGGGATGAAGTTCGCCAAAAGGCTTCAGAGTCTGCTCACCGAGAGTACTATAAAGCTTTTGCTGACTACACAAATGAAAATATCATAGATGCTGTTGGCAAGAGTATCTATCCTTTCTGGACTTATCATTTGTACCGCTGGTTCTTCCTTCCACGCACATTCATCAGGCACCCAGGAACAGCGGCGGCTTGGG